GGCGGCATGGGAAGCGCCTAGCGTTTATCCGTTTTTGACAAAGGAAGCGACATGACCACCGCAATCCTCGCCGTGATCGGCTACATCGCCCTGATCGCCATCGTCCTGGCGGCGCTTCGCAAGATGAACGGACGCGACACCGACGCACAGGAAGCCGCTGATTCTGTCCGGCAGGCGCTGGACTTTGAGGAACTGCGCACGTACACGCGCCCCCACATTAAGGCCGGAACGGCATATGGAAAGGTCATCAAGTGAAAAACTACACCATCCCCCGCACGATGGAATCCGGCCACTGGTCGTTTAACGCCGACCCTATCGAACACTACCCACAGTCGCGCACAGAACGCGCTGCAGGCGTCTTTCTCGCTGTCGTTATCGGCGTGATGATGGCGGCGGCGCTTGTGGCATGGTGGTCAGCATGATGACCGAATGGGATCGGGCGTACTTGGCACGAAAGCCCGCCAAGACCTACACCACTACTATCGAGCTGCGCGGCGGCGATGCAGAAATTGTCGTGGAGTACGACTACTTCAAAGGCAGCCCCGGACGCACCTACGGCCCGCCGGAACTCTGCTACCCGTCAGAGCCTGCGCATGTCGAGATTAACGCCGTGACGTATGGCGGGGTGACGATTACCGACAGCTTGAGCGAGTCGCAGCTTGAGAGTTTGGAGCAGGAAATCGAGGAGCATTTGACCGAGCGCGCAGCGGCTGATGAGCAAGACTATTGGGACAACGTGCGCAAGGATCGCCGCTACGAATGCAGCGAAGTGATTCAGGAGGATTGCGAATGAAGCAGACCTTCATCCTCGCGCACCCAACGGCACGGCAAAGGGCCATAGATGCCGTCAGGAACGCGCCAGAGGGCTTTTGCGTGACCGTGGCAGAGCCTACCCGCAACCTGGAGCAAAACGCCGCCTTGTGGGCGATCCTGAGCGAAGTATCGGAGCATGTCGTATGGCATGGCCGCAAGCTGTCGCCAGAGGATTGGAAGCACGTTTTTACTGCCAGCTTGAAACGCATGGATGTCGTGCCAAACCTTGAAGGCACGGGCTTCGTGGCTTTGGGGCTGTCTACCAGCAAGATGAGCAAGCGCGAGTTTTCTGATCTGCTGGAACTGGTGAACGCCTTCGCCGCCGAAAGGATAGAGGCGACGGCATGAAACGCGCCGAACTGGCCCACAAAGCCGCGCTTGCGGAACTTGGATGCATGGCCTGCCGCCGCATCCACGGGCCGCACGTTCCCGGCCCTGTCGAACTGCATCACTACCGCTCTGGCGGATGGGGCAAAGGCGACTACATGACGCTGATCCCGCTATGCGTCGAGCATCACCGAGGCGCTTCAGGCATTCACGGCATGGGCACCAAAGCCTTTGACTTGCACTACGGGCTGACTAGCGGATTCACGCAGCGCGAACTGTTAAATGATGCGCTTGCTTTGTCAGGGAAAACCCTAATGGCAAAACCCTGTGATGACGGGACAATTGCGACATGACAGACGAACAGGAAACCGCAATAGCTCGTTTGACGCTGCAACATGCGGAATCATGGGCAAGGGCGTATGCAAAGCGGGAGGACGAAGCCGCCGCCACCGCTGCGATTCTTTGCCGTGCGCTTGAGCTTGCAACGCCGGAGCTGTCGCCTAAGGGCAGGGCCAGGCTTTTTATGGAGGAAGAATGAACCGTATCAATGAGTTTTTCGCGCTGTACCGCTTGTATCGCGCAGTTCACCCGCGCATGTACGCGGCCCGTATCGCTTACGGAATCGCATTCCGTGGGCTTCCATTCTGAGGATAACCATGAGCATCTACACCAAACTGAACGACGCCCGCGAGAAGTTCCACTCGCTCAAGTTGGAGAAGACCGGCGAAAACAAGTTCGCAGGCTACAAGTATTTTGAGCTTGGCGACTTCCTGATTCCCGCCATGAAAGTGTTCAAGGAATTCAACCTGTGCGCTGTTGTGTCGTTTACCAAGGAGATGGCGTCCATGCAGATCGTGGACACCGAAACAAACGACAGCTTGACTATCACTAGCCCTATGGGTTCTGCCGCGCTCAAGGGTTGCCATGAAGTGCAGAACATCGGCGCAGTGGAAACGTACCAGCGTCGATACCTGTGGGTGGCCGCGCTGGAGATTGTCGAACATGACGCACTGGACGCGACTACGGGCAAAGACAAGATCGTCCACCGACCGACAGGCGAGCCGCTGGTAAACCCTGCCCGCATGTCCATCATTGCAGACGTTGCCGACAGCATCAAGCAGCACATGGCTGGCGATGACCTTGTGGGCGCGTATGAGGAAGCATCAGGGTTGACCGACGCAGAGGAGCGCACAGCCCTGTGGAAGCTGCTGGACAGCAAGACCCGTTCCGCGCTCAAGGCGCATTCTGAAGCACTAAAAAAGGAGGCGGGCTATTCAAGGGCCTGAGGAAAACCATGCATATCACCATTGAACACATAGACGGCAAGTACCCATCATTCAACGTGGCTCTGTCGGGCAAGGAAGGCGCAGACCCGTTTTTAGTCGTCAAGGGTTGCCGCATCGTTGACGGGCCGAAGGGGCCGTTTGTCAGCGGGCCAGCGACAAAGAACGCGAACACCGGCAAGTACTGGAATCACACCTACTTTGGCGAAAAGTTCAGCGCCGCCGTGCTGGAGAAAGCCAAAGCCGCAAAGCCTGCGCCGCGCCGTGCCACCGCTGATGACGACTCGGACATTCCTTTTTGACCATGAACCACGCACTCAGCAAACGCGCCCGCGATGCGCTCGGTCTGGAATATCGCTATGCCCGCCGCGAACGATTGCAAAACGAAGCGCCACCGCGCACATTCGTCCCGGCGAAGTGGGAGCCGCTGCATCCTGATTTAGTGGCGCATGTTGCGCGACCAGGGGCTAACGATCATCAGCACATCAAGAGCAGGGGGATTGGATGAGCAGAGAACTATTGCAGCAGGCGCTGAATGCGCTGGAACACCCAGCCCTGCCCGTTTACACCACGCTACGCAAAGACATCCGCGCTCATCTGGCAGCACAGCCCGCACCTGTGCCCGACTTTTTCTCTCGGCAGTCCCCGCTGGTGCAGGATGAAATGGGTATTGCAATGGTCAAAGCGTGGTCTGTCGGTGGCCGCACAGACGCCGTGCATCCAGACTTCCAGTGTGGTTTTGAAGCTGGATGGGAGTCTGCCGCCCCTGTGCCCTGCGCCCGCAATGAACTGGTGACGGCAATTCACTCTCTGGCGAGCAACTTCGAGAATTCGATGTACGCCTTCCGCGACGACACGGAAGCGAGGCGCAAGGCAACAGGCGACATTGCGCATGCCATGAAGATCGCGGCCAAGCACAACCAGAACGGGCCGGGATGCTCTGCCGCCCCTGTGCCTGTGCCGCTGACGGCAATCCAGATTCTTGGGGGACTGATGGACGCGGGAGTGCCTGACAGGTTTTTTCATGCGTTCACCGCTGGCGCACGGTTCGCAGAGCGTAAGCACGGCATCGCAGCCTCCCCGGAGGTGCCCCTTGGCTGACATTTACGCCATTTGGCTCGCCGCTCAAATAGGCGAGGGCGAGACTATGCAAGACGGATTGCTTCGGATCGCCAACATGCTGCCGAATGACAAAACTGTGCCGCTGACACAGTGCAACACCAACGATTCACCGTGGCTGATTTGCAAAACCTGCGCAGCAGTCGGCAGGTGCGCACAAGCATGCGGCACGAAGCCTTTAAGCCTTGATTTCATTGATCGAAATATCGGGCCTGACGAAGGCGACCGAGAAGCCGTGATTGAGATTGTTCGACAAGTGGAAGCCGCCCACGGCATCGCAGCCTCCCCGGAGAAGAAGCCATGACCACCATCACCCTGCCGCCGCTGCCAAAGCCAGACGGTTCTGCCGAGGCAAACAAAGTACCGCACCCCGGAGGCGGCTACGAGTACGACGAGGTGCCTGCGTGGTCGGAATCGCTTGTCCACGCCCACGCCGCTGCTGTCAGTGCTGCCGAGAATGCGCGGCTGCGGGATGCGCTGGAACTGATCGCTGCCCCTATGCGGCCTGATGGGACATGGAACCGCGAGAGGTTGGCTTGTCAGCAGATAGCGATAGCCGCACTTAAAGGAGCCAGCCATGAGTAACCCTTTAGAGCAAATGATGCAGCGCGAAATCGACCGCCTGACAGCGGAACGCGATGCGGCCTTTGCGATGAGCCGCTGTGAGTGCGGGACCGACGAAGCGTGCGCTGAACTTGCGAAGCTGCGGGAGCAATTGGCGCTTGCCGAGTCCGTGCGGGCTGCTCAGGTAGCGGGCCTGACAGAAGGCGCGGAGAGGCTGCGGGAGCGGGTGAAGGCGCTGGAGCACGAGCGTGACGCTGCGCGTGCCAGCCAAAGCCGTTGCATTGAGATGCTGACCAGAATTTATGCGCTGATAGACCCGCCGCTTATTGAGTACGAGGGGAAGACCTACAAATTCATCAACCCGCACGCCGCCGAGGCGCTGCACAAACTGTCCAACCGTATCCGCGCAATACCGGACGCCATCGACGCCGCACTCAAGGGGGAGGCATGATCAATCAATTGTCAGGGCTTGATGGCTTTTACGTAAGCCTGCAGCCCTATAAGCTGTTGGTTTCGTTCGTCAAGTAGCGCAGCCATAGCTTGAACTTCTCTAGCGCATGCGCCGACCACGACTCTTGCTCTGGCGGCGTCATCAGCTCGGGCGGTGGCGCTGGCACTTGCGGCGGCAGCGGGGCCTGCAAGGGCGGCTTGTAGCTCGCGCATCCCGACGCCAGCAGCAGCAGCGACAGTGCGAGTATTCTTGAGTTGCTGCGCATATTTGCCCCTTTCGGTTTCGACTTGCCGGGTTAGCTCTTGCTCCACCTTCCTCGCCGCTTCTGAGGCTTCCAGCGCCTGCGCGGTACGTTGGGCTATGTCTGCCTGCCACTTTGCCGTAATCGCGTCCTGGCCCGTTCTGTAGGCTTTCCAGTGCGTCCCCGCGAGGAACACCGCCACCAGGGCGGCGGCAGCTATGCGGGCGTACAGAGAAAACATCACGGCACAGTCTCAAACAGCACCCGTTCTGCCATCCGGCGACGGACAAGCCCGCCAAGAATCTGCCCGTCTGCGTACACCCATCGCTCAAACTCTTTGGCCGCACCCTTCCTGTCGCCTGCGTTCAACTTTTTGAGCAGCGTGGAATTGAGCAGGTTTTTCGCCCCGGCGTTGTAGGCGAAGTCCACCAGAGCGTCGAACTCGTTTTGATTCAGGTGAACGGTTACGTACCTGTCCACCGCCCGCTCGTACTCCCCGAGGGTTGCCCGCATGATGTCGTCCGCTTGCGCTTCGTTTATCGGCGGATCGTTCTGGTGTACGCGAGTGCCGTCAGCGTAGCGGGTAGAGCCGTAGCCGATAGTCCAGACACCGGCAGGGCACTTGTATGGCTTGGAGCGAAAGCCTTCAAACCTGCGGATTAGTTCTAGGCACTTCTCAGATGCTTTCATGCTTCATCCTTCGGCTTCTGGACAACAAACTTCCCCGCCAAACCCAAAGCATTCAGCCCGCCCACGATCTGCGCCACGATGTCCACCGGCAAATGCGCTTTCAGGTCTTCAGGGAGTGCTATCCATGCCGCCACGATGGCAGCGCCTGCGCCTAGTGCGATGGTGGAATAGTCCCGCAGTCGTGAGCGCCAGTTGGGGATAATCTTCACTTGTCTACCTTATGCGAAAGCGCCTGCTTGATCTCTTCCAGGCTTTGCATGATCGGTTTGAATGCGTCCTGTAGCCTGTCGTACCTTACATAATCTGTGGAGAGCTTCACTTCGAGCTTTTGCAGGTCGTCGCGCAATCGATTCACTGCTGAGTACAGCTCGCGAGCGAACCAACCCAACACCGCACAAGCAGCGCCGATCATTGCGATTACAAATTGTTCTAGGCTCATGCCCACGCCCTCACGACAAAGGCCCAGTTTCCTGAAGTAATATTTGCTGATGCTTGAGTGCTTTTGTTAATCATCAGTATGTTGTTGCCGTTGTAAATCACGATTACATTTGTGGCGTCATATGCAATTTGAAGATAATGGACTCCATTAACGGTTCTAATCGGCTCAACCTCATCGCCAACAGAGTAGCCAAGCTCGGCGGTAGTGCATTTCAGAACAACCTGAACTACCTTTGGTCTTGCGCCAAGTGAGTGAGCAACATTCAAATTGCTGTTAGGGGTAACGGTCTGGTTTGACGACTCAAAGCCGTTAGAGAACAGCAGCGCACCCTTGAGCGCGGCAGGCGTCACCACCCGGCCTGTGTCGCTTCCAGTCTCAGTCTCTGCGGTCGTGGCTAGTTCGGCCACTCCCTGCGCCGTGTCGGTAGCGGCAGAAGCGAAAGCGGATACGTTTGCCCCCGTCAGCTCCTCAATCGCTCCAGTGCCCGCCGTAGTGCGTCCTAGCATCCGCGCCGTTGCCATCGTCAGGCCAGAGGACGTTACCGCCCCGGTAGGCACAAGCCCCGTGGTAGAAAGCGGAAACCCCGACGCACGCTGATAGAACACCACCCAGCCGTCAGCCGTGCCCGTGGTCGCCTTGGGGATGGCTATCGCCAAATCACCCGCAGCCGTAGTGATATTCGCCGCCGTGGGCAGGATGAGTGCGCTACCATGCGTGAGAAGCACAGCACCGGCAAACCGCAGGAATCGCGGCCCGTTGTAGTTTGTGCCGAATCCGGTTATCGTTGTCGTTCCCGTGACGCGCAGGAAGTTGGTAGTCTGTGCGCCGATGTCGGTAGTCGTGGCGGAAGCAATATCCGCTTCAACGCCCTGGCTAAACAATTGTTCCCACCGAAGCGAGTTACCAGCCGCCGTGCCTGCCGATAGCCCCGTCAGTTTGTTGCTCCCCATCGCCAGATTGCCGGTCATGGGGGTTTGCCCGTCAGCAGCGAGAGATGCCGTGAGAGCAGAGGCAACATCGTTGATTAGCGATTGCCAATCGGCGGCAGAAGCGGATACACCGTTCGTCGCCGGGTTCCATGTGTTTACTGGAAGGCTGTACGCCCCGCTGCCATTTCGTGCCATTGGTGTTACCTCTTAGGGAGATTCATGGAATTCACTGACTGGATGTGGATCAAGCTGATCGTGCTGTGTGTCGCTGCATTTGCCTGGAACTTCTGGATGGCGTTCACTGGGCGGAAATGACAGGGGCCGACCGCTGCAGCATCTGCTGAAGCTGTGGGTTTTTCAGGGCTTCAATCAATGCGCTAGGCGCACGCCCCTGCGAGTACATGCGCAACTGCTGCCCCATCAATTCGGGGTCTGTTAGCAACTGAGCAAGCGCAGCATTACGCGCTGTTTCTCCTGACGTTCGCGCATAGTTGAACAGCGGGCCGGTAACGAAGTTTCCAATTCCCATCGGCAGGCTTTGTGCGATTGCTTGTGCACGCGGATTGTCCAAAATGCCGCCGCTCATAATGTTCTGAGCAGTGTTCGATCCGGTAGCACGGCCGAGGTTTTCCGCTTTCGTCGCGGTGCGCAGTTCGTCGCCAATTGCCTTGAGCGTGGCTAGTTCCTGATCGCTGAAAAGCTCTTTGGCCGCGCCTGAGTGGTTTTTCATCCACTTGTTAAAGGCGTCAAACGTCATGGCACCCTGCGGGCCTTTTGCTGACGATTGGAGCGCCTCAGTCGTGGCGTTTGACTTCATCAGCCTGACAAGGGATTGATCCTCTTTCGTCAGGCGCTTGAATGCCTGCATGTTCTCAATCTGCGCGTTGCCAGAATTCCAGAACAGCGGAGCGACTTCCGCGCCCTCTTTTACCGGCAAACCATCCTGCCCCATGCGAAACATTGACGCCTGTGGCCCGATATTAAATTGCGCTTTTTTTGCTGCGTGAGCATCCAGCGCCTTGCGCCAAATTTTTATGGCTTCGGGAGAAAACATTTCATCAGGTTGACCGCCGCCGCGAGATACCAAATCCACCTTTTCATCAATGGATTTTTTCATTGCCGTTAGTGCCGCCGCTGCTTGTGTGCGTTCGTTCTTTTTAGCGTCCGCAATAGCTTCGCCAATTGAAGATCGTAAATTCTGAATCTCGCTAAAAGGCACAATTTTTGAAATTACCTTTGCCTGTGGCAAATCGCCCATTGCTGACTCCGCCCGTCGCGCATATTGCCCCGCGACGCTGGCATCGGCTGCAAACGTGTCCCGGCCCGCATCTTTGAGATACTGAATCAGTGTTGCCGGGTCTTCATCTGGAATGAACCCACGGGCGTACATCTCCTGCGCCAGCAAATCAGCAGACTTTCCAGAATTCGCCCGCACTGCCGAACCCTGCTTGCTTGCCGCAAGGTCTTTTAATTCGCCCAACAATTGCCGACCTGACGGGCTGTTTTTGTGAATTCCACCAGCAGACAAAACCGCGTCATATAGCGATTGCTGTTTTTGCACAGGAGCAGCCTTGACGGCATCGAGCGTTTCAGTTCCGATGCCGCGAGCAGTTTGAATCGCTTGCTCCGCAGTTGCGCCACCTTTGCCAAATGTGCCGCGCCCCAAATACTTAGCCATCGCATCCTGCATTTGATCTAGCGGGAGGTGCATTGCCACTTCATCATCCGGCACAGCATCAAACAGATTACGAACCTTCAGGCTTTGTGCCGCCTCGGCTGGACGCGCAAAACGCTCTATGGCATTGCCCGCATTAGCCCGCGCCTCGTTGATAGTCCCGGCAGTCGGGGCTACGCGTTCAAGTGCGGCAATCCGCGCTGCCGCGTTTGCCCTCTCTGCCTCGACAAGCCCGAAATTGCCTTTGTTTTGCAGGTTTCGAGCGACTTGGCTGACAGTCTCGTTTTGCAGAATCTGCGGGGTTGTCTTGGCGCTTCCGGGGATCATCGTCGGCCCCCGCTGCTGCAATGCGCTTGCAACTTCGTCAATCGTGCGCCCGGTGGCCTGCGCGAGTGCGACAGCCTGCTTTTGCATCTCTGGCGTCATGGCTCTATAAATGGCCCCGCCGACCGCCGCCCCAACTTTCCCGGCTCCAGAGATTGCCCCAGGCAAAGCGCCGCCGATCAGCGCACCCGTCCCAGCCTGCGACGGGTCAACCAGCCCCGCAGACGCTCCCCCGACAGCCGCGCCAGCACCTGTACGCAAAGCAAGATCAGCCGCACCACGCCCGCCCGTAGTCATGCCGCCCGTTCGCAGAGCATTCACGACAGCAGGCGCAGCGCCCATGCCCTGAGCGCCGCCAGCGAGAGCGCCGCCCACACCAGCAGTCCCGGCAATCTCCGCGCCGATCTTTCCCGCCCCAAACGCCATCGAATCAGTGTCAGCGCCCATGCTTCGCAATGCGTCCGACATGGCGTTGCGCCGTTCTGGAGCGGGCATATCAGCGCCCATGCTCCGAGCGATTCCAGCCTCTAGCGCATCCTTCGGAGCCAGCAGGGTTGCGCCGATAGAACCAGCGCCACGCACCGCGCCCGCAGCAAGATCGCGCACCGCACGCACCGGGCGCAGTAGCTCATCCTTCATCATGCTGCCAAAGGTAGGCCCTTGTGGCTTTTGCATGCGCTGCACAGCCGCCCGCATAACATCGGGCGTTGTCCCGTCAGGGAACTCTAGGATGGTGCCGTCAGGCAGTTCTGCTTCAATCATGGGATCACGTTCCCTTGAGCGTCTAGGCGAATGCGTTTGGGCGCAGCGGGTGCCGCAGGCGCGTCCTGATTGAGCGACTTGTATTTCTGCTGCAGTTTCTTGACGGTATCGACAGCCGCCAGCCGCTCCTTGATCGGAACAGTCTTGTCGCCAATCTTGCCCGCCATCGTTTGGTAGTTCTGCACGTCAAAGTTAGACTGCGGGCCTTCCATGCGCGGAACATTGGCAACCAGCCAGCCGGACAACGCCTCCAACTTCGCGGACTCCTGTGCGCCGACATTGGAAACGCCGACCATGCGGCCCGCCGCATCAATCGCCGCACCAATGCCCGATTCCGTAGGCTTGCCGCTTTTCAGGATGCTTTCTGCCGTGTCGATTTGGGACAGCATCATGTCTGCCCGCTTGACGTTCTTTCCTTGCTCTGCGCTCTTTTCTACAGCAGCCTTTGCTGTTTCTCTTGCCCCCGTGATGTCGCCTTGCAACTTTGGATCAGCCGCAGCGCCCACAATCGGAGCGCCACCCGGCCCGGTCGGATATTTAATCTCTCCGGTTCTGGTGTTAAATGCGCCGATTCCCTGTGCGGTCGGCACCTGCTGGAAATAAGGCTGTGCGCCTGCAACTGCCCCGCCAATCTTCTTCATCTCGCGCGTGAAATCTTGCTGCAGTTTCATCTGCTCGGCACGGAATTCCCGATCCGCCGCCGCACGCTCTGCCGCACTAGCGTTTTGCGCGGCCATCTGATCCATGCGCAGTTGGTGCGCCATCTGCGCTTGCTCTGCCCGTGCTTGTGCCGCCGCCGCGAGTTGGTCGGCCCGCGCTTGATTGGTCGCCGCCAACTGTTCTGCACGCGCTTGACGTTCTGCCGCCGCTTGGTCTGCGCGGAATGTGCGATCTGCTACGCGCTCCTGCTGCCGCGCCTGCATCTCAGGTATCGCCGCCATGCCCTGCATGCCCATCTTCTGGAACTCGGGGAACTGGCTTGCAGACAGCCGCCCGAAAGCCGCCATAGGATCGCCTGGAGTTGCCGCCTGCTCGGGAATCGATGCGCGGCCAAACTCCTCCAGACCCTGCGTTCCGGGGTTGTAGGGAGTGCCTGCCATGTCCTTGGAGAACCCGGCGAGCAGTTCGGCCATCTCTTTCTGACGCTTGGCCTGTAAGTCCGTCATGGCCTGCTGTGTCTGCTGTTCGCCACGCATCCCCCCGACGCCACGAAGCCCTGCAGCGAGATATTCCAGCGCGTTAGGTGCAACGTACACCCGCCCCGCCATGCGGCCCTGTGGGGCCTGCGTCTGTGCCTGCGCTTGATAGCGGCGCAGTTGGTCGGCCAGGATTTGTTGTTGGTCAATCATCCGAACAACCCCCTAGCGCCCTTGATAATTGAGCCGCCTGCGCCGGGCAAGCCAGCCAGCCCCATACCGATTCCAAACAAGCCGCCAAGCATTCCGCCGCTTTGCGCTTGGTCTGCGTTGTAGGCGTCCATCTGCGAGCCGTAATTCGCCTGAGCCGCGCCAAGCATGTCAGGGCCTTGCGTGGTCGCTTGATTGGCAAACTGTGCAAACTGCGGGTTCTGCACCTGTGCGCCGGTACGCAATGCGTTGATGAGGTTCAGCGGCCTGTCCTGCAGGTATGCCTGTTCTTGCAAAGCCGCGCCCCGATTCGCCTGATCCAGATTGATGCCCTGCAATGCCGCTTGCATCATGGCATCGTTGCGGTTTTGGCCGAACTGGTTCATCTCGCGGCCATAAGCCTCAGAGCCAAGCGCAATGCCCTGATTTGCAAGCCTGGTGCGTAGTTGCTCTTCTTGCTGTGCAAAACGAGGATCGAGGCGCGACATGATGGCGTCTTGTGCCGTCTGCCCGACATTGATTGCCCGCTGTGGCAGTTGGCTTACATCAAGGCTCGGGTTTTCCAGCGTTCCCCGCGCTTTGTCTAGTCCGGTCTGCGCGATCTGCGCGTAGTCGTTAGACAGCGCAATCTGCCGGTTTACCGTGTCCTGCGCTTCAGGTGACAGCGTTTGCGTTTGCGTCCAGCGGTCGGGATCTGCCTCGTCTACGGTGTAATCAATCCGGCCATATGGGTTAACCTGCGTCATGCGGTTCGCTTTGGTGGCGAACCGTGCGGCCTCGAGATTTCCCGCAGCGGTTTCCTTTGCTGCGCTGGCGTAGTCCGGGGCTGGAGGAGGGGAGCTTTTCCCGTAAAGACGCATCCGGCCAGCTTCGGGGCGAAACGCCTCCAGGCTGTACTCATGGATGTCTAGCAAGTGATTACGCATACCTACCCCCTAAGAATCGACACTCATCCTTGAACATTGCGAACAGGAGAAGATCGCCAGAGGGGGTTGCCCCAGCTAGACACGCCTCCATTGTAAATCCCATTCGCGTAACCAGTGCAATACATCTCACATTTGTACTGCACACCGGCACCGTTATTCGCCGCGCTTTCAGTTGGACGAAGGGGTAATGAAAGATCACCCCCAAGAACCGACGAGTCGCCCAATTGCCCTCACCGGCTATATGGCAAACAACCTGCGACCCGTTCCAATCCTCGTACAGCACCCCCGCCACTAGCTCGCCGTCTTGCAGCTTGCCGATAGCAGTTCCTCGTCCCTTCATCCACGTACCGCCTGCCCTCTGACACACCCACGGGCCAACCCGTTCAGCGTCCAGGCACAGCACTACAGCAAACCCCCAAGCTGGTACACCACATCGCAGTTCGTGTACCTGACCTCTGCGCCGTTGTTCTGCCCCTTCAGCCTGATGGCCGCAGCATTGCAAACGCTACCGACAGTACTCCACGACACCGAAGGATTCAGACCCCCGCCCCACACCATAGACCCCCAAACCATAGAACCCCATACCATCCCGGTTGGCGTTGATGTCGTCAGTACGCCAGATGGCTCGCTCAGAGAAAAATCTGCGTTCAGTGCATACAGGACGGACGGCGAGCCGCTTGCCTGAAGATACGGACGAATCATCGTGAAATACTTGTTACTCGACTTCGCCCCGTAGTATGAGAAAGCCCCGCACACATCAAATTGAATCGGCGTAGTCCCATCAAGGTTGCCCGTCCACGCCTTGCGGACTTTGCCCGACATGCCGTAATACAAACCTGACGCAGCAGTGAGCCAGCAAGTAGCGTCAAACCCGGTGAACTTCGTCCACGCTCCAGTAATCGTGTTTTGTGCGTACTGAAACTTGGTCATGCCCGGTACGTTCAGCAGCAGCATGTTTGCGTCGGAGTACAGGCACAACTGCCACCCATACGTCGATGCGTAGTTGTTTGCCGCCTCGCTTATGCTGTTTTGGATTTTGTCTGTCAGCGCAACACGCCGATCTACCGACGCAGACAGCAATCCTCGACCGAGAGGGAACACGCCTTCCATGCAGTTAATCGCCAAGTCGCCGCCAAACTTGATGCCGCAACGCCTGCCGATAGGTCTGCCAAGCACGGACACGCCCACAATCTGCCAATCAGCCGCAGTCGATGGATCGGTGCCGCGATATACCGCAACCTCGCCGTTTGTGGACAGAATGACAAAATGGTCATCTGCCCCATTGCCTGCGTCAATCGTCCATGTATAGCAAGCCATGATCGACCCACCAAGCCGGAAGATAGAGCCTAGATCAAGCTCTGCCGCATTCCCGCCCACGCTGTTAACCGGCAGATACCACACAGACATC